TGCAAGTCTAACAGGTTTTCCCTTGTAAAAGGGACCCACTTCGGGACGTGCATATGCATGTCTGGAGTGTACGTTACCCCCGCAAATTGTGCAATCTGCGCCGAAGCGAAGCTTTTAGTTTCGCTAACCTGCACCCCCCAGCTTTTCAGTACCTCACGGTACCTACTAGCAAGGAGATCGTCAAAGATGACAACGTCGTCACCAAGAACGTAGAAGGCTCGCTCCCACTTATACTCATTGAGTATAAAGAGAAGTAGACCATGTGACATCGTAAAGATGGGGAAGGACGGTCCTAGCCCTAATGGCTGGCCTTTCGTCCATTGTACCCGGCTATTGTCGGGCATAATCCACCATCCGTCACGAACTACTGTTCGCATCAGGCGGCATAAGGGTTGCAGACTCTCTGGAGCAAAAGATTTGACCAGATGCGTCATCACAAGATCCTGAAACAACCATGGAAAGTTGTCAGTGGCCTTGCTCATATCCACAGAATGGACACGCTTGCCTTTAGCCAGCGAGCTCCTTATAACGGAGTCCGCCTTCCGCTGATCCATGGTACAATCCCATGGAATCTTCGCCACCACATCCAGGAAATAATCCTTTAGTGGTTCGAGGGCCCTTTGTATTACTACATTGGGCGAGGCAAAGTACCGGGTTTTCAAGCCTGGTTCATGAGTGAGCCCTACACTTCCAACGACAGTCGAGAAGCGCGAGGAAAGGACTGACCCTATATCGGCGCCAAGAGCTTCATCCAACACCCTCCGGTGTTCCGCATAAAGCGGTGAGCCTGCAAGGCTTAAGATGTCCTGCTCAAGGTTTTCAGCATGTCCCTCCTTACCAGGAAGGATAACTGAGAGCGGTTCCCCTCTGTACCGACCCCACGAAAATCGTGGGAGACGACATGGCAGCTGCTTGAATGCCTTATAGACACTCGCACGCCCTAGCTTACCCCGCTTAGATACGCGGTAAGGGGAGGCCTCTTGCTGGATCTCCGACTTAATGTCAGAGAGCATGGACGCCGTATGCTCTGTGCGACGCACAGCAGTGTACAAGTTAACCAAGGTCAACACCGCCTTTAAGGAGGCGGAATCTTCCATGGCGAATCGATATAACGATCCCCATACACCGGCTAGTTTGCCGCTACGAGTGGTAGTAAACCACTCAGGCTTATTGGCCAATTGACCACTGGATTTGGATCCCAGCAGACAATCCTTAAAGGCCTTACACCTACCAACCGTCCACTCCATGCCGGAATGGACGATCCACCGGTTCAGAACCGATATGAAGCTGGATTTAAGCTTCTGTGGAACTGGAATTACCGCTAATCGTCTTTCAAGCTCAGAGGGAGGAATCCAGGCAAA